ACGGGTGAGGGCGAACAGGCTTACGGGCACGGAATTTACTTTGCCGAAAGTCCTGATGTCGCGAAAACATATCAATCAGCGCAAAGCCCACCAGCGCGAAAAGCAACGATGGCATTGCAAGCAACTGACGGAAATGTAAATAAGGCTATTGCTGCAATAAAAAAAGAAGTTGCAACAATGAGCGCCCACAAGGATTCGCCGTATTTACGGCAAGGCGCGTTCCAAGAGACGCAAGACGCGCTAAATTATCTGCAACAAATGAAAAAGGGCGCTGCACCACAAACGGGCGCGCTTTATACCGTCGACCTACCCGACGAAATGGTAGACCATATGCTCGATTGGGAAAAACCGTTAAGTGAGCAATCAGAGTTTGTAAAAGCCGCTATACGCGCCATGCCAAATGCGCCTGACGAAAGCAAATGGAAAAATTGGACGGGAGAATATTTGTATCGAATTCATCTTCAGCGCGGCGGAAGAGAATCACCAGAAAAACCGTTGAAAGTTACAGCATCGGAAAAATTACAAAACGCTAGTATCCCCGGCATCAAGTACCTAGACGCAGGTAGTCGTAGTCGCGGATTGAGCGCCACCGGAACGCGCAACTTTGTCGTATTCCCCGGCGAGGAAAAGAAGGTACGCATACTGGAGCGTAAGTAAGTTAACCCAAGGCAACAGCGGCAAAGATAGTTTCATTAGATAAACAATCAAGATATATTAACCCCGGTATGCCAGCAGGAAGACCCAAAGGAAGCCCGAACAAGTCAACCCAAGCAGCGAGGGAGGCTATCTCTCGTTTCGTAGACGGCAACGCAGACCGCTTGCAGGGCTGGCTTGACGAGATACACCAAGAGAAGGGCGCAGAGGCGGCGTTTAAGTGCTTCAGCGACTTACTTGAATACCATGTGCCTAAACTCGCACGCCACGAACACAGCGGCGTAGATGGCAAACCGCAGGAACTGAACATCCGTTGGGGCGAACCCAAGTAATGGCAAAGGGCGACCATCGGTATCGCCGGTCATTGTGGGATAGGTTCCACGATAAGGTTATGCCCGAGCCGAACACGGGTTGCTGGCTTTGGACGGGCGCGACGAAGGAACACGGATACGGGGTCATTGGCCTCGGTCGCCGCGATGAGGGAACCGCGAAAGCGCATCGAGTAGCATGGCGGCTTTACAGGGGCGATATTCCTAAAGGCGAGTGCATATTGCATCACTGCGACCAGCCTCTTTGCGTTAACCCGAATCATCTGTTCTGCGGAACGCTGTCAGACAATATGCAAGATTGCGTGCGTAAGGGCCGCAACTTCACGCCAAACAATCGTGGTCGCAATGCGAAATGGGCGCGGTTAACAGAAGATGCCGTGAAGGACATTCGTGCAAAAGCGTTGTCAGGCATTGAATACGCAAAAAAGTATGGCGTAAGCAAAAGCGCAATTTACGAAGTTTGGCGCGGGAAGAATTGGGCATGGATGTAGTCCTGCCATATAACCCTCGAAAGGCGTTTTTGCCTTTCCATGACAGGAGCAAGCGGTGGGCGTGTTTAGTCGCCCACCGCCGCAGGTGCAGGTAAAACAGTTGCAGCCGTCAACGACATCATTCGGGCGGCCATTATGTACAAGGGGCCAAACGGTTTGTTCGGATTCGTCGCGCCATACCAAAACATGGCACGGCGCATCGCATGGGATTATTTTAAGTTCTTCTCCGAACCGCTCATCAAGGACGCAAACGAGCAGCAGATGACTATTACGCTGGTTAACGGCGTAAAGGTCAGTCTGTTTGGAGCCGACAACGCAGATGCCATGCGCGGCCTCGGGTTCAGCGGTATCTACCTAGACGAATACGGCGACTTCAAGCCCAGCGTGTTCGGTAATGTCATACGCCCAGCCCTATCAGACAAGCAAGGGTGGGCTGTGTTCGCCGGTACGCCGAAGGGCAAGAACCAGTTCTGGGACATCTACGAGACTGCCCAACGCCTGCCCGATGAGTGGTTCCTGCTACGCCTACCCGCTAGCCAATCAGGGCTACTACCGCAGGGTGAACTCAACGCAGCAAAGGCGCAGTTGTCGGAAGACCAGTACCTCCAAGAGTACGAGTGCAGTTTCGAGGCGGCTATCCTTGGCGCGTTCTACGGCACAGAGATGCGACAGGCAGACCACCGCATCAGCCCAGAGGTGCAGCACGACCCCGGCTACCCTGTGTACACGGCATGGGACTTGGGCTACCGCGACGACACGGCTATCTGGTGGTATCAGGTCATCAGCGGCGAAGTGCGCGTCATCGACTTCTTCGCCATCTCGGGTGCAGACATCCGCGCTATCGCAGAGGTAGTCGTTAACAAAGGTTATCGGTATGCCAAGCATTACCTGCCGCATGACGCACGGGCAAAGAGCCTGCAGACGGGTCGCAGCATCGTCGAGCAGTTGGCCGACCACCTCGGGATAGCCAATCTGTCGGTGGTTCCTAACATTGGCCTGCAGGACGGAATCCAAGCAGTTCGCCAAATGTTGCCCCGAACTTGGTTCAATTCCGTAAAATGTGGCGACGGGATAGAGGCTTTACGGCAGTACCAACGGGAGTATGATGAGGACAAGAAAGCGTTCAGGGCATCACCCCGACATGATTGGACATCACACCCTGCTGACGCTTTCCGTATGTTGGCAGTTGCGTGGAGGCAGGAGCCTGCCGCGCAAAAGCCGTTAGAGGGCAAGGTGCTTATCGTTGGGCCGCAGAACGAAGTCACCCTTAACGATATGTGGCAAGTGCATGAGCGCAGCGTCTCAAGGAGGGCGCGAATATGAGTGGCGTTAATCTTCCGTATCAGTATCCCTACGAGACGGTCGCCGCCTCGCAGACCGCGCAGGTGCTTGGCACCAATGGCGCAGCAAACGACTACCTGCATCGCATCGTGGTGACGGTATCCACGGCTGTAAGTTCGACCGTTAGCATTATCGACGGCAGCACGACCGTGCTTGCAATCCCTGCCAACACGCCCATCGGTGTGTATAGCCTCGAACTTGGCCTCAACGCGGCTACCGGCCCGTGGAAGGTCACGACGGGCGCAGGCGCTGCTGTTCTCGCAGTTGGGCTGTTCAGCAAATGAACCGCAAGCCCGGACTCTACGCCAACATCCTAGCCAAGCAGGAGCGTATCAAGGCTGGGTCGGGTGAGCGTATGCGTAAGCCGGGAGAGGCTGGTGCGCCGACTGCAGCGGCGTTCCGCGAGTCTGCCAAGACCGCTAAACCCGAGAAGAAGGGTTACTAATGAGCGCAGCGTGGCAGCGGAAGGAAGGCAAAAATGAAAAAGGTGGCCTCAACGCAAAGGGCCGCGCATCGTATAAGGCCGAGACGGGCGGCACGCTCAAGCCTCCCGTGAAGGGTGGCGACAATCCTCGCCGCGCCTCGTTCCTCGCACGCATGGGCAACATGGCTGGCCCGATGGAGAAGAACGGCAAGCCTACCCGCCTCGCTCTCGCGCTGCGTGCGTGGGGTGCGTCGAGCAAAGAGGATGCGCGTGCGAAGGCTAGTGCCATCTCTGCGCGAAACAAGAAGGACTGAACATGGACGAGCGCGTTAGCCAAGAACTAGAGAAGTACCTGCGTGCTGTGGGTACTTACGAGAACGAGTTCGCCAAGTGGCAGGCGCGTGTCAAGAAACTCGTCAAGCGTTACCGCGACGATACCCGTGGCTCTGGCGGCAACGAGACGGCGAAGTTCAACATCCTGTGGTCGAATGTCCAGACGCTGATTCCTGCCGTCTACGCCAAACTCCCGAAGGCTGATGTACAGCGCCGCTTCGGTGACAACGACCCCGTGGGCCGCGTGGCATCACGCCTCATTGAACGCGCCGTAGACTTTGAGATTGAGCATTACCCCGACTTCCGCTCGACCATGAAATACGATGTCGAGGATAGATTCCTCGGCGGTCGCGGAACTTCGTGGGTGCGGTACGAACCCCATGTAGCACCAATCGGCGTTGAGGATGACGGTCTATCCATCACCTCGGACATCGAAGCCGGTGAAGGTGCGCCGCCGCCGCTGGAGCAGGTCGAGTACGAACGCGCCCCCGTTGACTATGTGCATTGGAAGGACTTCGGGCACTCTCAAGGGCGCACTTGGGAAGAGGTAGGACAGGTATGGCGCTGGGTCTACATGACCCGTGAGGCCATCGTGGAGCGGTTTGGCGAGGAGATGGCACGCACCATCCCGACCGACCAAGGCCCGGAGACGCTCAACGCTTACCGCGACAGCAAGCGTCAGTACAACCTCGCCAAGATTTGCGAACTCTGGGACAAGGAGACGCTGAAGGTCTATTGGTTCTGCAAGGGGATGCCGCACTTTATCGATGTGCGCGACGACCCGCTCGGCGTGGAAGGGTTCTTCCCCTGCCCGAAACCGTTGTACGCCACGACGACCTCGGACAACCTCGTACCCGTCCCTGACTTCGTGCTGTACCAAGACCAAGCGATGGAGTTGGACATCCTGTCCGACCGCATCGACGGATTGGTGAAGGCTCTGCGGGTGCGCGGCGTGTATGACGCTTCGCAGCCTGCGCTCCAACGCCTGATGACCGAAGGCGACAACAACGCCCTCATCCCGGTAGACAAGTGGGCAGCGTTTGGCGAGAAGGGCGGCCTCAAGGGCAGCATCGACCTTCTGCCGCTCGACACCATCGCGCAGGCGCTTCTGCAATGCTACCAAGCGCGTGCCGACATCAAGGGCCAGATTTACGAAATCACGGGCATCGCTGACATCATCCGTGGTCAGTCTGCCGCCTCGGAGACTGCAACGGCGCAGCAGATTAAGGGTCAGTACGCTGGCCTGCGTCTGCGGTCGATGCAGGAGGATGTGGCGCTCTACGCTACCGAGGTCATCCGGCTGAAGGCGCAGGTGATGTGCCTGCATTATCAGCCGCAAACCATCCTCGCCTATGCCGCCGCCGAGCAGATGTCAGACGCTGACAAGGCGCTCATCCCGCAGGCGTTGCAACTCATCCGCGACAAGCCGCTGCGTAACTTCCGCATCGACATCGCCGCTGACAGCCTTGTGCAGATTGACGAGGCGCAAGAGAAGCAGGACAGGATGCAGTTTCTGCAAGCCTTCGGTGGCTTCTTGCAGCAGGCGCTCCCGGTCGGTCAGGCATCGCCCGAACTTATCCCGGTGATGATGGACTTGCTCAAGTACGGCGTGCAGGCGTTCAAGGCGGCTCGACCGCTTGAGGGCAGCATTGACGCAGCGGTGGAACAATTGAAGATGGCTGCACAGCAACCGCGTGAGAACCCGGAGGCGCAACGCGCACAGATGGTCGCGCAGGCCGAGCAGGCAAAGGCGCAGATGATGATGCAAGTTGAGCAGGCGAAGTTGCAGCAGGCTTCGCAGGTCGAGGCGATGAAGGCGCAGAACGACCAGCAACTTGAATCGCTGAAACAGCAGTTTGAGGCGCAACTTGCACAACAGAAAATCGCCGCCGAACAGCAGATGGCGAAGTACAAGGCAGACTTGGACGCTGCAACCAAAATCATGGTGGCACGCATCTCGGCTAACCCCGGCCTCGACATCCCCGCTCTGGAGCAGCAGCAAGCCGTCACCGAGCGCGTCATGCAGGACATGGGCGGCGAGGTAAGGCAGGCCATGCAGAATCTCGTGGCGCTCTACGGTCAGATGGCATCGTCCAACGACGAGAACATGAAGGGCGTGCGCTCTGCCCTGTCAACGCTGACTGCCCCGAAGCGCATCATTCGTGGCCCTGACGGTCGGGCTGTGGGCGTGGAGGCGGTGCAGCAGACCCTTGAACTGGAGCCGCGACTGCAATGATTACGACGACCAAAGGGATGATGGACGAAGCCCTGCTGGATAAGCGCGAGGGCGAGGTTAACAACGACCACGAACACACGCGCTGGGTCGAATACTGGCACGAAGGTGAACTTGTCCATCGGTCTGTCCATGTCCACCTCAAGGAAGCCCCGGCGCTGTTCCCCGAACTGGAGAAATTCTGATGCCTAACACGCAGGCAATGTGTACCTCGTTCAAGGTCGAGATTCTGGGCGGCGTACACGCCATCGGCACGCCCCCGACTCGGGCAAACACTAACAAGGACACCTTCAAGGCTGCGCTCTACCTTGCCAGCGCCACGGTTAACGCTGCTACGACCGCCTATAACGCCTCTGGAGAGGTGTCGGGCGCAGGGTACAGCGCAGGGGGCATTACGGTAACGAACGCCACAGCGCCCACCTCAACGGGAACTACGGCGTATTGGACACCCTCGGCCTCGCTGACCTACACCGGGGTGACGCTGACGACGGCGTTTGACGCGGTGTTGATGTACAACAGCAGTCAGGGTGACAAGGCGGTAGCGGTTTACACCTTCGGGTCGCAGACGGTCACGGCGGGTAACTTCATCCTGACCATGCCGACCAACGATGCCTCAACCGCGCTCCTGCGGATTGTGTGATGAGTCGTGGCGAAGGGGCCGTGGAACACAGGTACATGGGATGACGCGCAATGGGACAGCCTCCCGGTCACAAGCGTCACCGGAACCGGTGGCGTTGGTAACCTCGGCACCCAGCAAAGCGTCACGCTCTCGGGCAATTCTGCTACAGGCGAGACGGGAAGCCTCGGAGCAAGCATTACGGCGGGCCTTACGGGTGTCAGCGCCGTTGGAGTCGTTGGAGATGAAACCGATTCGGTCGAGGTTGCCCTTTCCGGTGTGGGAGCATCTGGTCAAACAGGTTCTCTCGACCTTCAAGGAGAGGCTGCGCTTACCGGTGTGGAAGCGACCGGAGCAACCGGAACCCTCACCGCCTCTGTCCAGCCAATCATCGTCCTCGACGACTCGCACGAAGGCGACAAAAAGCGTAAGAAAAATTGGGAAGAAGACCAAGCGAAGCGCGAAAGGCGCAAGCAAGAGTTAATCTCGGTTTACGAACAACTGCATGAGACACGACCAGAAGTTGCAGAGAGGATTGTTGAACCGCATTTAACTGTTAACATTGAGCAACCCACGGTTAACTGGGATGCCTTGTTAGGCGACCTTGACCGAGTGGAAAGGTTGATGCGAGAGCATCAAGAGATGGACGACGAAGAAGTATTGTTGCTGCTATGAAACGAACTTATGTGATGGTCGATGGCGAGTTTGTAGAGCGCAAGCGCGATGAGCGTGGGCGACATCACTACATCCTTCCCGACATCGCGCCGTACAAGTCCATGATTGACGGACGCATGATTACCTCGCGTTCGCAGCACCGTCGGCACCTCAAGGCTAACGGTTGCATTGAGGTCGGTAACGAAGACCCGACCAAGTTTGTCAATAAAGAGAAGCCGAAAAGCAATCGAGTGGATGTGTTGCGTCACCAGTTGGCGAACATGACCCATTCGGATGCTAATCGGTTGTTGTCGCGGTTGCGCGATGAAGTCCGATTTACCCACGACCCCCACAGGAGACGGTAATGGAACAAGCCCCACAGGCAGAAACGCTCGACCGCAAGGAATTGCTGGAGCAGCAGTTTGAGCAGAGCGCCGAAGCGCAGCCGAGAGACGAGGTAGGCCGGTACGCCGAGAAGCAGGCCGAAGAGCAGGCTGTTGACCCTGCCGACGAACCCGTATGGCGCAAGCCCCCGGCTTCGTGGAAGAAGGAATACCACGAATATTGGTCAAAGGCTGACCCCAAGATTCAGGAATACGCTTGGCAACGCGAAGAGCAGATGAAGCGCGGTGTAGAGCCGCTGCTTTCCAAGGCGCAGTTTGCCGATGCGATGAATCAGGCGTTGGAGCCGTACCTGCCGACCATCCAAGGTCTAGGGATGAAGCCCGAGCAGGCGGTTGCCGCTCTCGCGCAGGCCGACTACACGCTGCGTAACAGCCCCCCACAACAGAAGATGGCGTACCTGACGCAGTTGGCTGCGTCTTACGGCATCAACCTTAACCAAGCCATGCAGGGCGGTCAGCAGGTCGCCCAACCCTCGGTTGACCCGATGGTGTACCAGTTGCAGAACGAACTGAACACCGTTCGCGGCGAGGTCATGGGATGGAAACAGCAGCAGGAGATGGCAGAGAACCAGACCCTGCTGAACGAAATCAACAGTTTTTCGATGACAGCCGAACACTTTGAAGAAGCGCGTCCGACGATGATTCAGTTGCTCCAATCCGGGGTGGCTGAAACGCTGGACGATGCTTACGAGAAGGCCATTCGGTTGGATTCGGATTTGTTTGACAAAGTGCAATCGGCCCGACAGGCAGAGGTTGTGCAGCGTCAAGCGCAAGTGAAAGACCGAGCGGCGAAGGCTGCTCGGGCTGCTGCGGTTAGCGTCAGAGGTTCCACACCCGGAATCAACACGGCTCCCAAGGCGCATAGTCGCCGCGCAATGCTGGAGGAAGCGTTTGATGAATCCAGTTCGCGGTTGTAATTAACTGATATAGGAGTATTGAAATGGCTTATGCCAATTCCAGTATCAGCGATATCATCGCCACTAACATCCAAAGCCGTAGCGGTGAACTCGCGGATAATGTCACGAACAACAATGCGTTGCTTCGTCGCCTGAAGGAGCGCGGGAATGTGAAGACATTCTCGGGCGGTTCAACCATCCTTCAGGAAATCATGTACAATGATACAACGACAAATAATACAAATTCGTACTCTGGGTACGAGGTATTGAATGTCGGTCAGAATAGTCCCATTGACATACTAGTGGCCTTGCAAAGCAATTTGCATTGAATGAACTTTGTGAATTCGGTGGAACCCTGACCATTTAGTTGAAGGCAACACCGAGCCAAGCCCGAAAGGGAAGGCGTAACGACTAGAGGGTGACTCCTCGTAGGGCCAAGTGGCTCGAAGTGCAAAGAACCCGAAAGGGTTGTGAGATAGTCTGCTCTGCATAGAAATATGCAGCAGTCCGAAAGGGCGGCAAGGAAGTAACGAAACCTTGTGAACATTTGGTAGTGCGGCGCAGTTCAGCATCACGCAGTACGCGTCTGCTGTGTCCATCTCGGGTCTGGAGATGATTCAGAACTCGGGTAAGGAAGCCATCATCGACCTGCTCGACGGTCGTATGGAGGTTGCCGAGGCGCAACTGGCGAACCGT